GGCGAGACACGCCCGTTTGAAGAGTGGTCGGAAACCAGTGGGGTGCCGGAGATATTCCGAGGCTACACTTTTAATCAGTTTGGTGACAATGCGGCAGAGCTTTACACGCCACAGCAGCTAATGATCTTGGATCAGGTAAGAAAGTATTTGGGGATTAAATGAGTCATCAAGCGCAGTTAGACTTTGTGGCAAGTCTGCGGTTTAAGTTTCCAGAATACTTTGTTGGCGAATATGTGCTGGAGATAGGCAGTCTAAACATCAACGGTTCAATCAGACCATTCTTTGAGAAATGCACTTATGTTGGGGTTGATCTTGGCGAGGGAGCCGACGTTGATGTGGTGGCTAGAGGGGAAGACCTCACCTATGAAGATGGTGCTTTCGACGTTGTGGCAAGCTGTGAGTGTTTTGAGCATAACCCTGAGTGGGTGGCGACGCTAAAAAACATGATCAGGATGGCGTCAGGTTTGGTATTCTTTAGCTGCGCTACCACTGGACGCAAGGAACATGGAACACCGCGTACAAGTCCTTCTGACGCACCCTTCTGCGGTGATTACTACCGCAATCTAACGGAAGAAGATATACGGAAGGAAATAGACTTGTCAGTATTCAAAATATATCAATTTATAAGTAATGATACGGTTCACGACTTATACTTTTGGGGGATCAAATGAAGACCGGACTATACGCAAACATCAATGCTAAACAGGAAAGAATCAAAGCGGGAAGTGGTGAGCGCATGAGAAAGCCGGGAAGTAAAGGTGCGCCCACCGATGCTGCATTCCGCAAGTCTGCCAAGACTGCACGCAAGACTAAGAGATAAGTTCTGCTGGCCTAGCCTTCCCTTCTAGGCTTTCCCCCGCCTTCCTCTGGCGGGGGTTTTTTACTCACTACCCATCAAGCCGCCTTCAAACAGGTACGTTCCCATGTGACCCATTTGGCACCAAGGCGCTGCATAAATCTTGCCGCCAATCTTGCGCCACTGGTGACAGAAGAAGTAATCCTCTGACAACAAGCGTTTGCTCTTTGGATCAATAGGATCAAGGAAGAAAGCGTAGATTTCCTGCCCTGCCAAGTGTGTCATGTCGCTAACGTAGGTGTCTGTGTGAGGCTTCAATTGCTCAAAGACATCACGCTTGACCAGCATGAAGCCCGTGCCAAGGGCTGATACTTCACACGGCTGATCTACTGGCACCGTAATAGAAGACTCGCCTTCTAGCAGATTGACCACGAAGCTGCCTGTGTGGTTTTGCAAGTTGTCTTTGCCATCCAGCACAGCTTGTTTAACCATATCCCAATTGATTTCCTTCTTTGGATAGATTCCACCTATGACATCAACATCGGCTTCAAGCATTTTGACTGCATCCTCTGCACGAAACTTGATGTCAGCGTCAATCCAGAATAGGTAATCAGCATCTCCTTGCAGGAATTGGTGCGCCATGTTGCAACGTGCGCGAGTAATCAGGCTTTCATTAAACATAAATGCGCAAGAAGTCTTGTAACCCTTGGCACCTAAGACATTGATCAAGTTAATCAACGACTGAACAAATACACCTGTACATTGGCCTCCGTACATAGGTGTACAGATAAAAATATGTTTCTGCTTTTCCATGTAATCTCCGTAAAGGTGGGGCGTGCCACAGTGACGCTGCGCCCCGCAACGCTCCTAACTACCTTCAGGCGAAGGTTCATCCTGTGGCTGATGGGGGGTTAATTCGTTACCTAACAGAGTCAGCAAGTCGGGAAGTCGGAGCATGGCTAAAGACTTATTGCCATCCTCGCGCATGATCACAAGGGGTATTTGACCTATCTCGCAAGCCTTCTCTGCTTGCTCCATAAAATCATACACTGCAATCTTGCGTCTGCGTTTGCATTCAATGAGATATTTGCCAAGAATTAAGTCACCTTCATCCGACACCTGATACTGCTTCAGGTTCCGTCGAATGCGTATGCCTAGTTGATCAAATATCGCATTGGCGACTTCACGTTCATAGCTTGCGCCACGCTGCCTGTTAAGTTTGCTCATGGTGGGGGTGGGGTACTCGCTGCGTCTGGCTCTATCCTTGACGATGTTAATCATCAAACCAGCATCCGCTTTCCCCCGAAAGAGTTAATAACAGTTTGTGTTGCAGCTAGAACCGTAGCAGCAGGTTGTACAAGTAACACACCTACCTTGATCGCAGTAGGTATTGTAAGTGCAGCTTGCCCAGACCAGTGGTGCGGTAATCGCTAACCATAGCGCAAATAGGTATTTCATGTGACCTCCATTAGAAAGGAATATCGCCATCATCTTTCCGCTTGCTAGGGAAAGGGTTGACATTGCCGGGGCCGGTACTCTCAGGCGGCACCCAAGTGTCTTCTTTGATTGAAATGAGCGCACCCCCTTTCGTGTCCTTAGTCCATGCTGCCAGCTTGATTGTGTCACCCGGTGCGTAGTGTTCAGATACCTTCAGCTCACCACGCCAGTCAGGACTACTCGGCGACTTCTTGTTACGATTGCTCAGTAGTACCCCTGTACCCATCTTGCGTTCAATGTCTGGTCTATCCATGTTGCTTCTCCTTAACTAATGAATAACGTGCTATCTCTTTCTTCCCAACACGCACCGTTTGCGTCACGATGGTGTGTCCATCTTTCCTAAGTTCTTCAATGCGTGCCGCCAGCCGTAGCACACCGTACAGTCTTAGGCTATCAAGGGCTGTAATGCCATCACCTTGCTGCAAGTGATCTAGGATCATGGCTGATTGCCCCTTGCCGCTGGCTGGCTTCAACCCTTTTTTATCTGCTGATCGCAATCCTCCTTCGCCCTTTTGACACCCTTAGTCCATACCTCGAATAGCACTGGCTTCTCAGCTTCAATCATGCCAAGCACAAAGTCATTAGCGCCTTCCAGTGCTGTGATCTTTGCCAGCTTCTCAGCGGCGTTTAGCTTGCCGCTTGCCATGATGCTTGTGACCATATCTAAGTAGCCGTTAACAAACTCATCGTCGTTGGCATGGTAGGCATAGGCTTCAGTCTTTCCCGGCACCATGAAAGCCACGCCTGTCGTCAACTTTGGTGGTGGTGCAGGCACTTCGATAGGTGTTACTGCTTGTGGTGTCACTATCGGAGCTGTACGCGCTTCTGGGATGGTTTCAACTTCAGTTTCATCAAGCATTCCGAGTCCACAATGTGCAAGAACCGACCGCCGTATTGCTTTCGTAGTCGCCTTAAGGATGGCATTAGCCAATCTCTCGCCGACAAGGGTTGAGACATCCACTGCGCCTTGATTTTCTGAAACTCTTCCGTCAGCGCCCGTGCATCGGACGGAGACAATGTAAATTCCATCCACACGTTCCCGATGCGTAATCTGAGTGGAAAGTTTGTGGATCGCACAAAGCTGTTGAGTAGCTCCTGCGTTCGCGTAGAGGATTTGTTTGCCATTGAGTGTGAGTAGGTCAAAGGGTTTAGCGGCAGGATCGAGACCAACTTGGCGGCAGCGGTACAGGTAATAGTCCTGCTTCTGCTGTTCGTTCAATCCTGATAAGTCACCACGCAACACAATGGATGATTGGATAGCAGGATCAAGCACGGCAATTGCCGACTCCCCTGCCATGTTGACTACGTTACTCATGATGACCTCACTTCAAAAGGAATCGGCGGGAACCGGGTTGTTCAACCACAAACTTGTCATACATCTCTGGCATAGCGTTACGGAACAAGTCTTTGGAAAAGGATTTGGTTGGCTTGCTGGCCTTCCAAGTAGCTAGGATTCGACCGTCATAAGTAGCTAATTGACTAGCATCCATCATGTAGCCTTGCACTTTGGCAGCTAGGGCATCTTCCTGCGCTTCTAATACTTTGCGCTGTTCTTTGACAATCTTCAGCATCTCACAAATGTTTTCCAATTCTTGATTGGCTAACAGGCTGTTGCCATTGTCTTGCTTGTAAACAATCTTGGCAGCATCACCCATCGTTTCAGGATCAAAGTTTCTAGCCTTAATCCTGCCCCAAAACTGTGCCATCTCTCTGGCGTGTAAATCCCATTGCTCTTCTGAGAAATGCTGCGGGTAGTGGCAGATTTCCTGACCGCCAAAGCACACCACTAAGACTACGTTAGGGATGCGGTGGACTAAGGATTCATGCAAGCATTGCACCCTGTAGCCGGTGTCAATGTCAGTTGTACCATCATCGCCATACTTCTTACGCTGATGGATACCTAGATTCTTGACCTCATAGAGTGTCTGCCCATCCTCTGAAATGTAATCAAAGTGTGAGGCAAGAAAGCTATGTTGTGGGTGGTACAGGGAGTAGTCAGCATCTTTGAAATTGATGCGTTGTCTGCGTGCAAACTCTTTCATGATGGGTTCCTGCATTACTAAACCCATTTGCACAGCTTCTACGTTGGATAAGTCATCTAACGGTTTAACGCCGATCTTCTCAGCGTAAACTTCACCGCTTCTACCTTCAACGAAACGGCGTGCATCGTTAGACCACAATGCGTTATTACGCACTTCGGGTGAAAAGTCACTCATGTTTAGCCCCAGTTAGTTTTCGTCCTGATCCCACAATAAGACTGATAGCAACAGGACAATAATTGCTGCCAGTCCACCAGCACCCACTAATGCAGCGCCGATAAAAGTTATTACTTGAAAGGTGTTCAAGCGTTCTTTTCCTTTAATTTAGCTTCGATATATCGCGGGTTAGTGTGATGGTCATAGCCACCCTTTCCAAATAATAAAGACCATCCAACCAATAGCGTTGATAACATATAGACACGCCGCAAAAAAAAACCATTTATCAATCATGGCGCACCTCTTTCGCGGATAGCAAAGGCACAGTAAGCAGCATCACGCGCATCACACACTTTTGCGCATTCCTCGCGCTCTGCTGCTGCAATTAGGTTGGCAAAGCGTTCGAGTTTATCTGCCCACACTGAACCATAATGCTGATCGTCAAGACAGTCTGTTTCCCGCGCCATCCTCATGATGTCATCTCTCGTCATAGTTTCCTCTGGCAAGTAAACGCCTGAATGTCCACCCTGAAGGCCGCAGCAAAGCGGCAATCAGCGGCTATGCGGCTCTCAGTTTGAACAGCGCCAATGTAGTAGCTAATGATGAGTAGGACGATGGTAAACACCGACCTAGCCCACCAGCGATGAATAGCCTCTACGCCTTGTTTAAGCACCTTGGCGATCATGTCGCGCTCAGAAGGGGCTATCACGCATGGCCTCTGGCAATCTGAGTTTCTTCCACTAACACGAACCATTGCGCATTGGCACCACAGTCAATGTCACGCTTGGACTGCCGTTGAGCAAAGCAATACGGGAACTCTTCCTTGCCGGTAACAAGGCTACGTTCAGTGGTAACAGGATTGATGCAACGGTCTTTCTGACCGTGTTCATTGCCATAGAAAAAGCAATCAACACAGAGTTTGATGTCTTTAATGTAAGTCATGGATAAGCCCCTAGATGGATGGATAACGGATTAGGCGTCGAGTTCTACCAATTGGAAACGGCGTTCACGAAGACGTAGGACAGAAGCGGACAAGTGGTGAACAGACGCTTTAGCACGGTCTAAAGCAGCTTGAGCAGCAGCTTCCTGCAAGCGAATACGGTCTATTAGGTCTGTGTCTTGACGAGGATCGAATTGATCCTGATGGGTGTAAATCATGTGAACCTCCCTGATTAGGAAACGGATAATGTGCATCAGCACACGCGCACAATAGTTCACAGAATACACAA